GGTGTCACCTGCAACGGAGGTACACCACATTGTACCGTGCGAAACGGCATTGTCTGAGGTTGAAATGGCAGCTTTGATGTACGACCCTCATAATGTCATGGCACTGTGCCACCAACACCATCAGCAAGTGCATGAGGCAATGGGAAAAGGAGGAAAGCAAGGAAACAAGAAACGAGCCGCCGAGCGGCTGCAAAATTTTGTTAAAAAATTTTTATCGGATGAAGTCGGGGAGTGATTTTGAAATGGGGGAGTAGGCCGTTAAACCTCGCCCAAACCTTTCTCTTCACGCGAAACGTGTTTTGAGGCCGTGGGGGTAAAGCCAGATTTTTAGTCGCTTTTCCAGATTTTGCCGATAATTTGAGTAAAAACGTAATAAAACGCCGATTTATGAGATTTGATGATGATATTTTCGATTTCAGTAACTTTGGGCAGCAGGGCCAGGCCCCAGCAGAACCAGAGCAAGAAATGGCCAATGAGGGCGCAGATGCCGCCGACCGTGCAGAGGCCAAACGCGCCCACCGACGTACAAAGGAGTGTACCGAACTGAGCCAGCGTTATGAGTACCGCCGTGCATTTAGTGAGGTCAGAATGTTGGAGGCCATGAAGTACGTGCAATTGCAGGATGGTTGCACCTACAATTTCATTACCGCTGGCGACGTGGATAGTTTGTCATTCCTCAAAGTGGTGTTGAATCAGCATAATTTGGATTATATGCTTTGCTCCACATGGTGCATGGCCGCAGAGGATATTTTGCAAATTCAGCAATGGCATGAGGCAGGGCGCATTAAGAAATTCGATATGTACATGGGTGAGATTTTTCCCGGCAGTTACAAAATCGAGTGGAACATGGTTAAGAAATTTTATGCCGAAAACCCAGACGTGGGCAGGGTGGCCGTGTTCAAGAATCACAGCAAGATTTATGCAGGGTGTAATGTGGCAGATGGGTTTTATTTTGGAATCCAGACCAGCGCGAACATTAACACCAATCCGAGAACTGAGCAAGGGAGTATAACAGTCGATAAGGGAATTTTTGATTTTTACAAAGATTACTTTGACGGCATAAACAGTTTTGAGAAATGACAGAGCAAGAACGAGAGCAACAAAAGACCGCAGTTGTAGCGGAGATTATACGATGCAAAGGTTTTAAGACGGTGGCGTGTACCAACGTCAAACTAAACCCACGGACATTCAGGCAGTGGATGGCCGATGATGCAGAGTTTAGGCAAGCCGTCGAGGATGCCGTGGAGATTGCCCGTGATTTCCGAGACGATAAGGCAGAGCAGAAATTGTTTGAGCAGGTAGAGGGTGGCGACACAACGGCCATTATCTTTTACTGCAAAACCCGTCTTAAAAATCGAGGCTACACAGAAAGGGCATTGCCACAAGAGGCGAAGCCGGAACAAGCGCAGCCCCAGCAACCCACATTGCCAGAGCCAGACGGTGAGAAGATTGCCGCCTCCATCCAGAAGCGCATTACAAGCAAAAAGACCTATATTGTGAAGTTGCTAAAGAAACAAGGCAAATATACACCTGAATTGTCAATGCAGGTCAAGATAACCGCGCAACTGTTGATTAGGACAGAGATATTGGCCGAGCAGATATTTGGCAACGGCCACCAGCCAACTAAAATTGAACTGTCGAGGGAGGGCAACGAGCGTGAGAGTGTAAGCCCAAAGGAAAAATTGTATCTGGATTTGGTAGAGCAGAGCCAGAAAGCATTAAAGGCATTGGGTATGAATACGGACAGCCGAGAGCGTAAGACCGACAACGACGGTTTCAGTGAGTTCATGGAACAATTCAAAAACGATGGTGACGAATGACAGAGGAAGAGAAAGTTAGGGAGCGACAATTTAAGGCCGACGTTGTGGCCGAGTTGCAAGCGTTGAGGCCGTCAATGGCCACACGTTACCGCCGTGCGCTGGATGATACCGACAAGCGTATGGCGCAGTATATTTTTGCCGTGGTTGACAATCCAGATGCCCATAACCTTTATGAGTTGTTGGGCATACGCCGTTTTTTCCAAATGCTGGATAAATACGAATGGCGTAAGAAAAGGGTGCAGCGTTTCATTAAGTTTTATGAGGTGTTACGTTTCAATGGCACGTCTGGCAGAACCAGATACAAATTAACGCCCGTGCAGACGTTTCAATTTGCTAACATTTTCGGTTTCGTTGATGCCATTGGCCGACGCTTAATCCGTACTGTTTACATCTTTGTTCCACGTAAGTTTAGTAAAACGACCAGCGCAGCATCTTTGGCCGTGTTTGATATGCTGTTTGGTGATAATAACGCCCAGGCATACGTTGGGGCAAACAGTTATGAGCAAGCCAAAATTTGCTTTGATGAGATACGTGCCATAATGCAGGATATTGACAGAGGCGGCAGACATTTCCGTGTGAATCGTGAAAAGATAACATTTCGTGACCGTGGCCGTGACAGTCTAATCCGATGCCTCACAGCCAACGCGAAAACTCAGGATGGTTTGCACGCCTCATTGGTGATTATGGATGAGTACGCCCAAGCCAGAAACACGGCAGGGAAAAACGGTGCAGACCTTAAAAACGTGCTGACATCTTCAATGGGGCCACGTCGTGAGCCATTGACCGTGATTATTACAACGGCCAGCGACGTTGTGGATGGCCCGTTTGCGCATGAGTTGGAGGGTGTGAAAAAGGTGTTACGTGGAGAGGCAGAGGCCGACACCATGTTTGCCTCACTGTTTATGCCAGACGTGGACGATGAGGAAAACGACCCTCACACATGGGCAAAGGTGCAGCCCCATTTGGGTATTACCGTACAGCCAGATTTCTATGAAAAGGAATGGGAGACCGCGCAACTGTCAGCAGAGAATATGTTGGCGTTTCGTACTAAGTTGCTTAACGTGTTTGCCATTAACGATGAATCGGTTTGGCTACCAGAGAGAGTTTGCCGTAACATGATGGGTGATTTCGATATTGACCAAGTGCAGGGCAAACCGTCGTGTGCCGTGGCGTTTGACCTCAGTGTGCATGATGATTTCAGTGCCGTATCATATACCATTTACCAGCAAGCCAACAAACACTTTTACACCCACACTGATTATTATTTCCCAGAGGGTGCATTGCCCGGCCACCCCAATGAGCAGCTTTACAGGATATGGCACGCCGCAGGGCATTTGAAATTGTGTAAGGGTGATAAGATAGACGTTGAGCAGATTGCCAATGATATTCTGGCACGTTCAAAGAAGTTGCATATTATCCGCATTGGTTACGATGCTTACAAGGCTCAGGAGTTGGTTAATATCCTCATGGTGATTGGTGGCCGTGACACCCTGCAACCGTTTAGCCAGACCAACGGCAATTTCAATTTGCCTGTTGAATCGTTTGAAATGATGGCATACAGCGACCCACCGCGTATTACCATCAATAACAACCCTATCAATCTGTATTGTTTCCTAAATAGTGTTATTGATGAGGACAGATTGGAGAACAAAAAGCCAATGAAGATTTCCCAATACAGAAAGATTGACGGTGTGATTACGTTGTTAATGACAATCGGTTTGCTCTATTCTTACGAAAGATAGGCCAATTTGTACACATCAAATGACATTTTGCGAAAATGCCCCGTTAAATAATGTTAAAACTTTTTGAACATTTTGGGGCATTTTGTAACACTTTGGAGCACAGCGGAATAAATGGGAATATACCTATTTTTTAATAATGTATCTTTGCAGGAGAAATTTGCAAATTTAGATTATTTCTATGGCATTTCCAAAGTGGTTAAACCCGTTTTCGTGGTTTTCGCGTGAGGAAACCACGGTTGAGACAGGCACGGTTGAGCAATCAAACGCGCCCGATACTCCACGCACGGGAGGCCGCAGTTTTTGGGAACTTTTAGGAGGTGGCAGCACAACCGCATTATCAATTGCCACCGTTTACCGTTGTGTTAATCTACTTTGTGACAGCGTAGCCGTTTTGCCGTGTCAGTTTATGCGGCAAAAGGATGGCCGTTTTGTCGTTGATGTAAACAGTCGTTTGCACTACCTTTTGACCGTGCAACCAGACTACACGTTTAATGCGTTTGATTTCTGGCGGCAGGTAGTGCAGCGTTTGTTGCTGGATGGTAATGCCTACATTGCGCCAATCTACAACACAGCCTCATTGGAGGTTGACCGTCTGGTATTGTGTGGTCGTGGCACTGTTAGCCATGACATCGAAAACGACATTTACACCGTTACCGATGAGACCAATGCCATTTTCGGTACGTTTAGCGAAGATGAGATTATCCACATTAAGGGCATGAGCATTGACGGCAAGAATGGCGTTAGTGTGCTTACATACGCCCGTCTCACATCTAACATTGCGGCCACGGGTGATACTGAAACCCTCAAACGCTTTGCCAATGGCGGTAACGTCAGAGGCATTGTTTCCAATGATACCAGCGTGAGAGGATTTGGTGAGTACCAGGATGCAGAGTTGGCAAAGACAGCGCAAAATGTTGATGAGCATTTCCAGCAGGGAGAGCGCATTGTGTCATTGCCCGGCCAAATCAAGTTTGACCAGATTTCGTTGAGTTCAACGGATATGCAGTTTTTGGAGAGCCGTAAGTTTACCGTGCGAGAGATTTGCCGTTTCTTTGGTGTGCATCCATCATTTGTTTTTGACGATACCAGCAACAATTACAAGTCGGCTGAAATGGCCAATGTTGCTTTTCTCAATAATACCCTCAATCCGATTTTGCGTAAGATTGAGACAGAGTTATTGCGTAAGTTAGTGGCCCCGACGCTGGCAACCAAACGAAAGTTTGAGTTTAACCGCCAATCCCTTTATGCGTGTGATTTGGAGAGCCGCAGCAAGTATTGGCAACAAGTCATTGCAACGGGATTGTACACCATCAACGAATTACGCAGAGAGGAAAACAAGCCAGACGTTGAGGGTGGCGATGTTGTTTTGGCATCTGCAAATTTGAAGTCAGTAACAGAGTTGGCAATGGGTAAGGGCAACCAGGCCCCAGCCCCAAAGCCCATAAAGAAAAAGGAGAGCCAAGAAGATGAAGAATAAAAGCCAGATAATCAGACGGCAAATGTTCACGCTGGCAAATCTGCAAGTGCGTGAGGCCGCAGAGGGCGAAGCCCCCAGCCGTACCATTACAGGGTACGCCGTTTTGTTTGGTGTTCCATCCGCTCCATTGTGGCAGGATGAGGACAGCGAAGCCAGAGAGGTAATTGCCGCAGGTGCAATTACCAAAGAACTGTTGGACGGTTGCGACATCAAAATGACCATGTACCATAACAGACAGTGTTTGTTGGCACGCTCAAATAAGGGTGTTGGCACATTGTCGTATGAGGTTGACGAAAAGGGCGTGAAGTTCACGTTTGACGCGCCTAACACCCAGCATGGCGATGAGGCATTGGAGTTGATACGCCGTGGCGACATTAGCGGATGCAGCTTTATGTTTACAACCCGTTATTACGACGATGCTTGTGTTTCACGCACAGCAACCGTTGTTAATGGTGTGACCATGATAACGTACACCGTGAAAGCCGTTACGGGCGTGTACGATTTCACCATTACAGACAATCCAGCCTACCCCGACACGTCGGTTGAGGCACGCGAGTTTGTGGATGGTTTGAAAGAGCCTGAGCAGCCGAAGCCAGAGCCAAAAGATGATACTAAAATGCGCGAGCAATTGCGTGAAATGCGTTGCGCCGCAAGATGTTCGATAATTTAAGTTTAACCCCTCAAAATCACAGTTCAATGAAGAAAAACAAATTGAATGTACGCGATTTGGTCAACAAGTACCAGGCCAATTGCGACCGCATCAGCGAAATTGCCGATGTGTGCGAAAAGGAGAGCCGTGAGCGCAACGAGGCTGAGAACAAAGAGTTTGAAGCCCTTTGCCGCGATAATCAGTTGCTCCAGATGAAGATGCAGGTGGCAGCCGCCGAGCATCTACGTGAGAACCCCAACGCCGCCGAGGATGCAATTACCCTCATTCGTGAGAACGCGAAGAACGGTAAGAAGTCCGAAATTATTTTCGTGCGCGACCTTATGATGGTCAGCGACGTAAACGCAGGTGGCGTTATCCCCCTCAACGTTCAGGACATTTTGAAGCCCCTGCAAGAGGGTTTCATTCTGGACAAGGTAGGTTTGCCAATGCCAACCGGACTGTCTGGCGATTTCGTTTGGCCTATGTACGAAATGGTGGAAGCCACCGTTTTAGGCGAGGGCGCAACACTCGGAGACACCAAGATTCCGTTTAGCAAGATGACTGCAACACCGGCCCGTATCGGTATTGCCATCCCCGTGACAAACCAGAGCCTCAACCAGAGTGACGGTGTTCTGGAAATGATTGTGCGCGAAGTCATGCCAATGGCTGTGCGTCAGTTGCTCAACAAGATTCTGTTTAGCACTGAGGCCGTCAACCAGACAGCCGCAACCGCTGGACTGATTGGCCCGTTTGCAAAGGACACCGTTAAGGCAAAGAAAGTTTCTTTGGCCAACGTGCCTACTTTCAAGCAGCTTAACGCCGACATGAAGGCCGCAGTGCTGGAAACGGGTATTACAGGCGACCACCTTTGTTGGGTAATGACAAAGAGCATGGCCGCAATTCTGGAGGGTACGCCCATCAACGCCAACGGTATCTATGTGCCGATGATTCAGAATGGTATGCTTTGCGGTTTGCCCGTGTACACCACGAACACCATCCGCAAAATCACCAAGTCCTATCAGAAGTACACCGCTGGCCAGACCAATGCGTTTGCCGCTTACACCCTGCAAGACAATGACACCATTACTTACAAGGTAAGTGGCGACACCATTGCACACGCTTTGGCTAAGATTACCAGCCCAGAGGGTGGTAAGATTGCCGAAGTTTCCGTTGTGACCGAGTACATCGGTTTGGGCGATTGGCGTTACCAGCCAATGGGACTGTTTGGCACGCTCCGTTTCATCGTTGACCCGTACAGCCAGGCCCGTAAGGACAGCGTGGATTTCGTACTCAACACGGACTATGCAACCAAGACCGTGCGTGAGGAAGCATTCCTCATCGGTGAGGTTGCCCCAGCATCCTAAACCACATCTTTTCTTTCATACGATTAAAAATTAAGTTTGGTTAGTCAATGGCAGCAGTGGATTTGGCACTTTTCAAAAAGCACGTCAGGGCAGATGAATTTGCCGACGATGATACTTATTTGCAGCACCTTTTAGATGCCGCAGAGGTAAGTGTTTTCACGGCCACGAACCGCACAGAGAATGAGTTGAAAGCCATTGGTGGCGGTAGTGTTCCCAAGCCCATTTGCCATGCAATTATGATGGTGGCAGCACATTGGTACAACCAGCGCGAAAGCGTTAGCACCCAACAGATGCACGAGGTGCCGGATTCGCTGTCTGCATTGATTAAGCCGTACCGTAAATTAGTGGACGAATGATTGCAGGGAGGATGAAATATAAGTTGGCATTGCTCCAACCAACGGAAAGCGTGAATGATTTTGGTGAGGCCGAAGTTACGTACACGCAGACCGTCATTGTTCATGCAGAGCGCGTGAAGAACACGGGCAGACGCAGTGAAGAAGTTGGTGAGCATTTCCCAGACTATGCCGCAGAGTTCAATATCAGAGACGCGCACACGATTGATGAGAATTGGAGAGTGCAGCAAATGGGTGGCCATCTTTACACCGTAACTAATATCATCCCGAACATTGACAGAGGTATGAAAACATTGATTTGTGAACGTGTGAACGAATGATTGAATACGACGATACGCAACTGCAAAGGCTGTTTGTGGAATTAGAACCCAAACAAAGGCTCAAAGCCCTAAAAGGTGCATTTCGCAAAGAAGCCGGACGGGTACGAAAAACCGCCATCAATAACCTACGTGACAGCATCAGAAGCGACCGCGATTTGGAAAAAGGTGTTAGGGCTATCGTATTCAAAAAGCAGGCAGGTTTCAGAGTTACGATTGGAACGCGAAAGGCTAACAAGAACGGCAAAGGTGAGTATGGTTTTCACAAGAACCGTCAGGGCCTAAAGAAGCCCGTTTTGATTTGGGCAGAAGAGGGTACAAAGCAGCGTAAGACAAAGACCCAGACAAAGATTTTCAAGCGCAGCAGAAAAGGACACCCCACAGGCCGAATGAAGAGATACGGTTTCATGCGTCAGACACGCGACGAAGTAACGGGCAGCGTAACGGCGAACATTCACAAAGATGTAATTGACAGTGTAACGAAAACAGCAAAGAAATATGGCTGCATCTAAAATGACCTCATTAAGCGTTGGCAAGATTATCCGTAAAGTTTTAACGGAAGATGCCACCGTGTCAGCATTGGTGACAAAGGTGTTTCCCGTTGCCACCGATACAGCCAGATTGCCATACGTTTCATATCGTCGTGTATCATTAGACCCAACCAACGTAAAAGGAGGTGCAAACCCAGATACAACAGCCGTTGAGGTGCTTTGCTTTACAGAAAAGTACGAAAGCGGTGTTGAGTTGGCAGAGGCCGTGCGCGATGCTTTGGAGGGTAAACAGGTACAGATTGAGGGTTTAACAATGCGCAGCTGTTTTCTTTCGGACAGTGAAGAGGCATACCAAGATGATGCCTACGTACAGCAATTAGTATTCACAATTAAAGCAAGTTAAGAGATATGGATTATATCAATGGTAGTGACCTTTTGTTAAAGGTCGGTGGTCAGGCCGTTGGCCATTGCACCACGCACACCCTCACTTTCAACAGTGAGACGAAAGACCGTGCCGTTAAGCCCGTTGCAGCCGCCTCCCAGAGTTCGGGATTGTGGAAAGGCAAAGGCGTTACCGGCCTCAGTATTTCCATTAGTGCCGAGGGCTTGCGTTTCTACAACGAAAGCGAAAACGGCTATGAGCAGGTTGCACCCCTTTGGGGCCAGGGACAGAGCGTCGAGGTTGTTGCCTTTAAGAGAGGTGGCGATGCCAACCCCTACGTTAAGGGCAATTTCGTTATTGCGACGCTGGAGGAAACCAGCCCAGCACAGGACGATGCCACTTACTCAATCAGTCTGGAGAACGACGGAGAGCCTGAGATTTACCCCGGCAAGGCAGGTGGATTTATCAGCCTCAACGCATCCCAACTGAAACTGAAAGTTGGTGACAAGGTAACATTGTTGCCTACTGTATTGCCCGATGGCACGTCTGTAACATGGTCAAGCAGTGCAACCGCCAAGGCCACCGTTGCCAACGGCGTTGTAACCGCCGTGGCCGCTGGCACGTCAACCATTACCGCCCAGATAACGGTTGGTGGTGCAGTGTTCAAAGACACGTGCGTTGTGACTGTAGAAGCCGCCTAATAATACCGCAGTATGAAAAAGGTGGAAATATCTATCAACGGAAAGCATTACCCCTGTCGGCCAACGATGGGGGCAATGCTCCGTTTCAAAAGAGAAACGGGCCGTGAGATTACCGAAATTGAGCAAGGCAGTTTTACCGACATTTGTACTTATTTGTGGTGCTGCATTGTCTCAGCGTGTAAGCATGATGGCATTGAGTTCGACATGGAGTTAATGGATTTTGCGGACAGCATTAGCCCCGACGATATGGAAGAATGGAATAATGCCATACAAGCGGAAACCCAGAGCGACACGCCAACGGATGAGGCCGCAGAGGGTGAAAAAAAAAGTTAGGCATTTATGAGTTATTGGGCGTTGCGTTAAGTTGCATCCATCTTTCTTTTGATGATTTTTGCCGTTTAACGCTTACAGAGTTCAACGAGACTTACAAAGCCTATCAGAGTAAACAAGAAACTGAGTACCGCGACGAATGGCAGCGTACACGAATGTTAGCGGCAATTATCATACAGCCGCATTGCAAAAAGAAAGTAACACCCGAAAAGTTGTTACCGTTCCCGTGGGAAAAGCAAGAGAAGAAAAAGACAGACCAGCCGCAGCCGACCGCAGAGGAAAGCCGCCGCAGGTTTGAACAACTGATTAAAAAGTTATAATTGCACATACAGATGGCAGGTAAGAGTACAATATCAATTACGTTCAAGTTGGACGGTGACGGCAAAGGATTTAAGGAATTGGCCAATGATGCCAACGGCCTTAAATCGGTTATGAGTGCCGCCATTGTCGAGGCTCAGAAATTAGATAAGTCAATTATCAATTGGAGTCAGAGCGTACAGGCCATTGGTGCAGTTAGCAACGCCATTTCCCAACTCAACACTACATTCCAGACTATTACACAAGACAGCCGGACGTTTAGCGCAGCCATGAAAGCCGCTAACACGATGGCTGGAAAGGATGCAGATGGGTTTGAGCAACTGAAAGACCAGGTTGCAGAGTTGAGTAAGACAATACCGATGGCACGGGATGAGTTGGCCAACGGTTTGTATCAGGTCATTTCAAACGGTGTTCCAGAAGATAATTGGATTTCCTATTTGGAAGCGTCAGCAAAAGCCGCTGTTGGTGGTATTGCTGACGTTGGCGAGGTTGTGAAAGTAACCTCAACTGTAATCAAAAACTATGGTTTGGAGTGGAGTGCCGCCCAAGACATTCAGGATAAGATACAGTTGACCGCCAAAAATGGTGTAACATCGTTTGAGCAATTAGCCGCCGCCCTCCCATCCGTTACGGGTCAGGCAGCACAATTGGGCGTGTCATTCACTGAAATGCTGGCAGTGATGAGTACGCTAACGGGCGTGACGGGTAACACCTCAGAAGTGGCCACGCAGCTTGCAAGCGTATTGACCGCATTAACAAAAGAATCTTCCAAGAGCCAGAAGATGGCCGAGGAAATGGGCATATCTTTCAATGCCGCATCAATCAAAGCCGCTGGCGGTTTGCGGAATTATCTGCAAGAGTTGGATAAGACCGTCACAGAGTATGCCGCCAAATCTGGCCAATTGAAAGAATCCATTTACAGCAAACTTTTTGGACGTGCAGAGGCATTGCGTTTGGTCAACGGATTAACGGGCGAAATGGCCCAGAAGTTTGACGAAAACATTGCCGCTTTGGATGAATCCGCTGGCACGATTGATAAGGCATTTGAGACGATGAGCAGCACGGGTGACGCTACAACTCAAATGCTCAAAAATCAGTTTGCCGCCATTACAGATGTTATTTCTGGATTTGTCGGAGGTGCTGGCCCCATCCTGAGTTTTGCCGCCAATTTAGGAATTACCACCATGAGCATTGCAAGTTTGGTTAAGACCATCAAGGCACTAAACATTGCTCATGGCATTATGATATTACGCACAAAGGCCGGAGGTGTGGCCATGCTTGCATTTGGTTTGAAAGCAAGCCGCGCCGCCGCTTTTACCCGTGTGTTTAGTGCAGCCCTCAAATCGGGTGCATATTCAGCCACAGCGTTTAAGATTGCATTACGTGGTTTGATGATTGCAACGGGCGTTGGTGCTATTATTGCAGGTGTTACCACAGCCGTTGAGTGGTTGGTGGGTGCATTTGACGATGCCAGCGAATCAGCCGACAACATGGCAGATAAGGTTGACCATGTAGCCGATACCGCCCAGAGAGCGCAGGACGCATTTAATAATGCAGATGCCGATGAGTTTAGCCGTCTCATGGCTAAGTACAGCCAATTGCAAGCTGCATGGAAAGCACTAAGCACAGCCCACGCAAAAGCCCAATGGATTAAGGACAATAAAAAGGAGTTGGCCGAATTGGGCATTAAGGTTGACAATGTAAAGGACGCTGAATCTGTATTTGTCGGCAACACCAATGCCGTTGTTGAGGCATTTAAGGCGAGAGCCAAAGCCGCCGCCCGACTGTCACAATTAACTGAGGAATACCGCATACAAATGGATTTGGCCGACCAGATAGACACGGCCAATGAGAATTACCGCCAAGCCAACACCGTGCAAGCAGGTGAGCGTGTACGTAAGGAGGGCGAATTTTATCCGGCTGGCCATTCCTCAGAGAAAGGATTGGAGTACGTCAATAATGGCGGTGCATGGGTGTACACAGATAAGGGTGCAGCACTTCACAACAGCCGTATTGGTGAAGATAACAGCGCAGAGAATCAGAGCCGACGCGAAGCCCTGGCAGCAAGCCAGCAGCGCAGCAAGAAATTGGAGGCTCAGATTGAGGTTGATGCCAAAACGTCACCTTATAAGCCAACCCATACGACCACGGACAAAGACGATAAGAAAGACAAAGGCGACCCCAATAAGGACAAAATCATTGAGGGTGCAAAGAGTTATGCCGATTTGTCGCATAATGTGGCCGTCTATAAAAAGCAGTTGGAGGCAGCAGACCCAGCCAACCGCGAACTGATTGCCCGTTTGCGTGAGCAGATGGCCGCAGCAGAGCAAGCCGCCCAAGCAGCAAAGGACGTGGCCGCTGGATGGGATTTGCAGAACCCCGACACGTTGGAAGAGATAGACGAAGCCATTAGCCGCCAACAGTCGTTGAGGAAAAAGGCAACAGCCGAGAATCTGGCACAGTACGATGCCGAGATTGAGCGTTTACAAACTTTGCGTAAGCAGATGGAGTTAAACGCCAAAGCCCCCACCCCAATTGAGCAAATACACACGTATGAGCAATTGGATGAGGCATTGAGCATTTACAATGACCGTCTAAAAGTGGCCACAGAGAATGAGCGTGAGCAAATCCAAATCCAGATAAACGAGTTGGAGCGTTTGCGTAAGAAATGGGATGCAACATTGGCCGACCTCAAAAAGCCTGGCCCCATTGGTACGCTCAACACCATTGAAGATTTAGACGATGCCATTACCTATTACGGCAACCTCCAGAAGCGACAGAGCGCAGATGAGATTGCCGCCACACAACGAACCATCCAAG